AAAGTTCTCGTGGGGGCATTGAGCCCGGCATCGGTAGTTTTGTCTGGATCAAATGCATCCGCATTACTGGGAATCTGGGCACTGGCTGTTGCAGTGCTGGCCGGCGCTGCCGGTGGTGGCACAGTTTCACCGGCCGAGATTGGGGCTGCTGCAGGTGGTGGTGCCGCAGCATTTTCGGCTCTTGCCAGTTCGCCACCGGCGTTTCGTAACTCAGTAGTAAGTCGTTCAACAGTAGCGTTAGCATCTTGAAGCTCAGATCGTAATTTGCGAATCTCAGCCTTGATTTGGCTAATTGTTGCGGTGTCAGTTGTGGTACTCAGCTTGACATTCAAGTCTAAAATACTGTCTTGAATTTCCGTAATGTCTTTCTTTGCAACCGAAATTTGTTCTCGAATACCAGCAATAATTTCTTTAATTTCTGCAACGGTAGCCATAAATTAAAACCCCAGTGTGCTGCGCAATGTGGTAATCTTGGGAATGTAGATCATTTTGCCTGCTTCAAAATCCCAAGGTGGTGCAGTTAACGTGTTGGGATTGCGTTGATAAAACACCCACCACAGATTAGATTCTTGGTACAAGTCATATGCCAGCAGGTCTGGTCGGTATTGATAGGTCTGATTCAACTTGATAAGATTGTCATCGTTCTGTTTGGGAATGGGACGATTGACCATGTTGTCAAGATAAAACTGAGCATATGGCGTAGTAAAGTACGGACTTGTTGCGTTGTAATTAGCCATTACCAGAACCCTCCTTTGAGCTGGTCACCGTTAGCGTATTGTTGTAGGTTAAACACCTTGCTGATGTCCGAGCGGCTCTGGACCGGCAACAATGTAAGACTGATATCCATTTTGGTAGGAACATAGGTAGGAGAATTAATTTGTAGTGTCGACGGCGGTGGCGGTTTAGTCATACCTCCGAGTGGCGCTTTGATGCCCAGTAGTCTACCCAGCACCGCAGTAGTGGTAGTCGGAGCAGCTATACCGCGATCCCGACGATCAGTCAAGTTGGTTCCGTTGTTGGACACACTGCCTGCTCGAATGTAGTCCACATCGTTAGGCAGACTGTAACTGAAATTAGATACGAGCACCGGATGATAGTTGAACTGGTACTGCCCGAGCCCGGACAAGAAACACACCGGCGGAGGTGCGCCACGCATGGGATCAGTGGCACCGTAGAACATCTTGGTAACGCTGCGGAAAAAATGAATCACTGCCAACAAATAGTTAGCCTCAGATGTGTCTTGTGCAGTAAAAGTTCCGGTCAGGCTTATTTCTTCCACAGCACTGTTTTGATAAAAGTAACCACGATAGTTGCTGTGTGTCAAGTCATAAGTGCTGTAGTTTGCACGGTACGCAGTTGATATAGTAGGAGTGTAAGGGAATATCACCCCATCTGTGTACAGCAAAGGTAGCATGATGCCGGCAGCAGATACCTGCCCGGCAGCCAGCTGCTCAGTTGCTGCGGCCTTGTACAAGTAATTAGAATTAGGAGCAAGGCTCAATTTGAATCGCCAGTCGCCATCATTCGCCTGTTTACGCTGTTGTGACAAGCTGGTTTGATCACGGGCTTTTTGTAGAGTTACTTCTTTGCTGATCTGGGCAACTTGTTCTTCGCTCAGGCCCTGACCTACTGCTACCCGAGGGTCAGGCTTCATTGCTGTTATGTCTGCATCAATTGCATCATTGACTGCTTGAGTTGTTGTACGGTACGGATCTTTTGCATCCTTTGGGAAAGAAGTTAGATACGCATCAACACTTGCTTCTCGAGCCGCAGTAACTTCTGCATCAGTTGGAATCTGGTACGGATCATACTCTACAGGTAAATCCGGTGGTGCGCCAATATCTTGTGCGAGAGGCGGTGGTGCTGTGGTTTGCTCATCGTACGGATAGGTCTGTGCAGCCGGCTCATATGTTGGTTTTAAGGTTTCCGTTGCAGGTGGAGCTGCAACAGATCTTGTCACCTCGGCACTGCTGCTGTTTCCCCCTTCTGATTGACTTGGTGTTAGTGCATCAGCAGGAGGTATATTGCTGGGAGCTGTTGCAGTCTGGGTAATACTTTGTTGCGCAGCCGCGTAGGCCCCTGCATCCTTGGGAGTCACTGCGGCAAGAGTTTCAGGAGGCAGTCCAGCAGATTTTATTTTTGCTTCTGCTTCGTCTTTACTAATTGTCTGACCAGTTCGTACATCCTGATATGATCCATCGCGATTGCCTATTACACCAGCTTTATATTTTCCATCTTTCAACAACTGCTGTTGATTGGCCACTGACTCTTGTTGAGAAATTATAGCGGTGGAATCAAAAGTTCTAGTTCTTGGATTGCCTGTGTTAGGATCTGTTGTAGTGACTGTGGCAGGAACTCCGGTGTTGACAGAATTTACGTACTGATTTAATTGCTCTTGTGTGTCCGCGTTGACACGAACCGTTTTGCCCTGAGCATTGGTAATAAGATACAATCCTGTATTGGGATCCTGTCTGACATTAGGTGGTAGAACGATATCGGCCATATTGTTATTTACCCAAATCAAAAAACACTAACATTATAGGTCAACAGCTTGACTTACCGGCAGAATTGTGCTACAATAAATATATTTTAAGGAACCCTACATTGGCTACCACCACACCCCGAGTAAACTATCTCAACAATCGCGACCTGCTCAAAGAGATCCACTTGAGCAAGAACACATATTGTTCCTTTTTGACACCCGAACTTGATCATAGATATGATCTAATTTTGCCCAGTGTCAGTAAAATTAACCAAAAGACCATTGCCGAGGCTCGCAAGGCACAGGCCGATCGTATCAAATACGACACCGGCGAGGTAGTTAACGAGAAGAAGATTCTGGTTACCGATCTTGTGTTCAGGGTCATGACCCGTGAGCACATTCCACTAGCTCCAAAGAAAAAGCTCAAGATGTTGGCCAAGAAGAAAAAGATCGAGGATATTTTAGAGTTCGAAGAGATGCCACTTGATGACCCACTTGATGACCTGGTTGATGAACCCATGCTGGATCCTACTCATGTGCGTGTGAACTTCCCACCGTTCTTTCACTATCGGGTAACTGATCACAAGGTTCCGTATATTGTGGGCAAGAGTCACTGGCGCGGCGATCTTGAAACTGGCGAGTACTGCCGAGATCACGGAACAATGACCAAGAAGCTGGCCCTGATGTTTATCAAGCTGTGCGAACGCTACGCAACACGCAGCAACTGGCGCGGGTACACTTACAATGAAGAAATGCGCGGCCAGGCGCTGCTTCAACTCAGCCAAATTGGGCTACAGTTTGACGAGTCAAAAAGTGCAAACCCTTTTGCCTACTACACCGCTGCCATAACAAACAGTTTCACCCGTGTGCTCAATATTGAGAAGAAGATGCAGAACATCCGTGATGACATTTTGGAAATGAACGGCCTTAACCCAAGTTGGACTCGACAAAATTCTGGCAAAGTGCCCGGAGCTGTTATCCCTGTTGCTAGCGAAGAATAATACACACTTACACATGGCAAACCTATTCAAGAAGGCCATTGTCTTTACAGACATTCACTTTGGTCTGAAGAGCAATAGCCTGCTACACAATCAGGACTGTGAAGATTTTGTAGATTGGATCATCGAAACAGGACGAGCACAGGGCTGCGAGACTGGCATGTTTCTCGGGGATTGGCACCACCACCGTGCGTCTATCAACTTGCAGACCCTGAGCTTTAGCCTTAGGTCCTTGGAAAAACTTAGTGCTGCTTTTTCACAGTTCTTCTTCATCCCCGGCAATCACGATTTGTACTACCGGGACAAGCGTGACATCCATGGTGCAGAGTGGGCCAAGCACATCCCCAACATTCACATCTGTAATGACTGGTTCCAGGAAGGTGATGTTGTAATTGCCCCTTGGCTGGTGGGGGATGACCACAAGCGTATTGCCCGGATGTCCGGCAAGTACATGTTTGGTCACTTTGAGCTGCCGCACTTTAAGATGAATGCCATGGTGGAAATGCCCGATCACGGTGACATCAAGGTGGAACATTTTGGAAAATACGATCAGGTGTTCTCCGGACACTTTCATTTGCGTCAGCGCCAAAAAAATATCAATTACATTGGCAACAGCTTTCCACATAACTTTGCCGATGCCGGGGACGCCAAACGTGGTTGTATGATCTTGGATTGGGGACAGGAGCCCGAGTATCACGCCTGGCCCAATCAACCGCTGTACAATGTATGGGATCTGAGCCATGTTATCGATCATGGCGACACTATCCTCAAACACAACATGCATGTCCGGGTGCAGTTAGATATTGAGATTTCGTACGAAGAAGCCAGTTTTATCAAAGAAACATTTGTCAAGACTCACAATCTTCGTGAGATGGCGCTGATTCCAAACAAACGCCAGTCGCTCGAAGACGATATGTCTCCCGGAGATGTCAAGTTTGAAAGTGTAGATCAAATTGTAACTGATCAGATCACCAAGATTGAATCTGAATTTTACGATCCGAAACTATTGCTGCAAATTTACCAAGCCCTATGATCTATATTCTAGATGCCACATATTTTATATTTAGGTAATAATACTCAGGACACTGATACTCGGGCTCGACAACTTGCAGAAGCTGCTGGTATAATTTGCCATGGCCTACTTAGCGAAATTGATCACAATATTACAGAGGTAGATTACAAGGCCGACGGTTGCTATCATAGCAGCATTTATGATATTAATTTTGGAAGGTTAGTCGAACTAGGATTACAATTTGATCAAGTAATCATGCTTGCACAGCCCAAATCTAAGTGGAGTCACCCTGATGCATTTTATAACACAGTACGAGTTATAAAAAAGCTAGGTGTAGTAGGCACATTTCAAGATGTTAGCTACAAAAATAGTATTGAGTTTTTTGAAAATCTGGTAATTGAAAATCCTAGCTTTTGTATATTTCCGTTTGTTGAACTACTGGTTAACTTTAATCATACTACAGTGTGTTGTCGCAGTTCCGAACCAGTTACCAATATTGATCAACTAGAAAGTTTTGCAACAGATAAAAATTATCAAAAAATCAGGCAATCGATGCTAAAAGGTGACTTACTGCCAGACCATTGCTCAACTTGCTATCAACTTGAGAAAATAGGAGGGAGAAGCGCACGGCAACAAGAAACGGTAGAATGGGCAAACCGGATTGATATCACTAACTTAGAAGATCTTGGTAAGATTCAAAAACCATCCTACTACGAGATTAGGCCTGGGAACAAATGTAATCTACAATGTCGTATGTGCAGCCCGCTAGATAGTCATTTGATAGAACGAGAATATAGAAAATTAGGAATCTACCAATCCGATAGTCGCGGTAAAAAGAATACCACTGGTTTTGATCTTGTTGATTTTGATGGGCTCAAGAAACTATATGTTGCTGGAGGTGAGCCTACAATTATGACAGAATTTTATCAATTTTTAGATCGTTGTATTGACAACGGGCAGACTAACTTTGAGTTTTTAATCAACACAAATGGCACCCACCTAACAAAAAAATTACAAGACCGATTGCAGTATTTTTCAAATTTTCAATTTATTTTTAGTCTTGATGGATATCAAGACATTAACCACTATGTCAGATGGCCCAGTAAGTGGGATAGCATTATTGCTAATTGGCATTGGTTACGCGATCACGGTCATAAAGTATCAATCAACACCACTGTGAGCATTTACAATATTGCTAACTTGGATCAACTGTTTGGATTTATCGATCAAGAATTTCCCGGGACGCTAGTCCATTGTCAACTGGTACAGTCGTCAGGCGAGCTGAATCCGTTTTTATGGCCCGATGCTGAACAGATTATCGGTGTTCTTAATCGAGTGCAGAAACTTCCTTGCTATCACAACGACTCGCTATTTTCCAGCAGCATCGATGCTTATATACAACAGTTCCAACAGCGCAAGCAGATCAATTACGGGCAATTAAAAAAATTCTATGAATTTAACGATATGCTTGACCAATCTCGTAATATCATGCTAGTTGATTATATACCCGAGCTTGACAAACACCGCAGATTGTTGTATAATCACATATTATAAATCAATAACATATGTCTATCTCGATCAAAGACCTTACCGTTAAAAACTTCATGAGCGTAGGCAATGCCACGCAAGCCATCAACTTTGATCGGCAGGACCTTACCTTGGTCTTAGGCGAGAACTTAGATATGGGAGGAGATGGAAGTCGCAACGGTACTGGAAAAACCACAATCATTAACGCACTAAGCTATGCGTTGTATGGGCATGCGTTGACCAGTATCAAGAAGGACAACTTAATCAACAAGACTAATGGCAAAAACATGCTGGTCAGTCTTGATTTTTCGGTTAACGGTAAAGATTACCGTGTGGAACGTGGCCGCAAGCCTAATCTTCTAAAATTCTATATCAATCGAGAAGAGAAGGCGGCCGAAGATACCAGCCAGGGAGATAGTCGAGAAACACAAGACGAGATTGAATCCGTACTGGCCATGAGTCACGATATGTTTCGGCATGTGCTTGCTCTTAATACCTACACCGAACCGTTCCTGAGTCTTAAAGCCAATGAACAGCGTGTGATTATTGAGCAACTGCTGGGTATTACGTTGTTGAGCGAACGAGCTGACAAAATCAAAGAGCTCAATCGTGCAACCAAAGATGGCATTTCGCAGGAAGAAATGCGTATCCGAGCTGTGCAAGAAGCTAATAAGAGGATTGAAGAACAAATTGAAAGCTTGAAAAAACGACAAACACTTTGGCTAAACAAGCAAAGAGAAGATTGTGTAAAGTTAACTTCTGCTATCAAAAGTCTAGAAACAATCAATATCGAAGTTGAGGTGCAGTCACATCGAGATCTTGAAAGCTACCATACTCGGAAGAAGTCAATTGATGACTGTAATCTCTGGATCAAGAGTATCACCGCTAGCGTTGCCAAACAGGAGAAAATACTTGTCCAGCTTAAAAAAGAGATTGCCTCTTTGGAAGACCATAAATGTTACGCCTGCGGGCACAGTATACACGATATTACGCAGGGAGACATACGAAGAGCTAAACAGAACTCTTTGGATGACGCTAGTGCACAGATTAGCACCTTGGAGTCTCAACTCAAGGAATATTCAGATGCAATCACTGAACTTGGAACCCTTGGCGCTCCGCCCAAGGTGTTTTATGACACGCTGGAACAAGCTCTAGACCACCGTAACAGTCTTGATACACTGCGCAAGGATCTTTCTAATCGCAGTAGCGATGCTGACCCGTATGGTGAACAAATTGATGATATGCAGGGCAAAGCACTACAAGTTATTGACTATGTGGTGCTGAATGAGCTGACACGGCTGCAGGAGCATCAGGAGTTCCTGCTTAAACTGCTAACAAACAAAGACAGCTTTATACGCAAGAAAATTATCCAGCAGAATCTAAGCTACCTGAATTCCCGCTTAACATACTATCTTGATAAAATTGGGCTGCCGCATCAGGTTGTGTTCCAGAACGATCTTACTGTTGAAATTACTGATTTAGGGCGAGATCTAGACTTTGACAACCTGAGTCGCGGAGAACGTAACCGTCTGATCCTGTCAATGTCCTGGGCATTTAGAGATGTTTACGAAAGCTTATTCAACACAATCAACCTGTTGTTTGTGGACGAGCTTGTGGATTCAGGCATGGACTCAATCGGTGTAGAGAACTCGTTGGCTATCATGAAGAAGATGGCACGTGATGGCGGCAAGTCTGTATGGCTTGTGAGTCATCGTGATGAACTGGTAGGTCGGGTCAACAACATACTCAAAGTTACCAAAGAAGCAGGTTTTACCAGCTACAACACAGACATCGATCTGGAATGATATTTAATTTTTATTAATCTATACTTTAAGGCATAACTATACAGCAAGGATAAATCACGCACATGACATGGCTGTATCAAGACATCCCAGTTGAGACACTGCCCGAAGAATGTGTGGGATTTGTTTATTTAATCAAAAATAATCTCTCTGGCCGCAAATACATAGGCAAAAAATTAGCAAAATTTAGTAAAACAGCATATAAAATAGTCAAACAAAAAAACGGCATCAAAAAGCGGAAGAAGATACGATCAAAAGTTGATTCAGACTGGAGAGAGTACTATGGGTCAAGCCCAGAATTAACTGCTGACATAATCACACTAGGCACCAAAAATTTCTCCAGAGAAATACTTTTTTACTGCAAAAGCAAATCAGAATGTTCTTACGTTGAAGCAAGAGAACAGTTCGAAAGAAAAGTACTAGAATCAACAGATTATTACAATGGCCATATACAAGTAAGAGTACACAAGAGTCATATAAATGGTAAACTTTCTCAGTAACTAAGTTAGTTGATATGCGTAAACTAGGGCATCAATTTATAATTTTTTTCGGCGACACCGATGACACAGTAGCAATTGCTGCTCAAAAATTTGATTCAGATGCATTTCTTGTCAGCACTGACAATCTTGAACAAGTAATCAACACTGACCTAATGCATGATGTTACTGTATATACATCGTTAGGAGATTTGCCCAAGGATCTGATTGTAGTTTGCCGGTTACTGGAACAAGCTGATGAGATTTTTTATTGCCCTCCAGAAATTTGGTCTGATCATGCAGTAGTAGACGTGCTAACGCCCACTGACAGCATGCAGGGTCTTACCGAAAATATACTCTTGTTATTATGCCATCAAGTCCAAGTACATGGCATCGAGCAGGCATTATTTTATCCCAAGGCAGTACCGTTAACTGATCATAGAAAAACAGCAAGTCCTCAAATGTGGTCAGTGGGGTGCAGCATAACTCACGGTGACGGAGTCAACAATTCTTCTCGCTATGGACAGTTGATAGCAAGCGAACTGGATCTAGAGTGTAGTTTTTTAACTCGCCCTGGAAGCTCGATTACCTGGGCAGCAGATCAAATTTTAAGATCAGATATTAAATCTAACGACATTGTTGTATGGGGGATAACTAATAATGAACGTGTAAGTTATGTTCATCAGGGACAGTTATTGCCCGGTATTTGTATCGGTACATATCAAACATATCCCAAACTTAAACAGCTGGTACCAATTGAAACACTGTTAACTGAAAATACGCTTTATCAAAATATCTACTCAATAGAACAAGTAATCAACTTTTGTAACAAATGCCAAGCAAGATTATTAATGATAGGGCTCTTACCTAACTACAATATCTTGCGATATCTCTCTACTAAATTTAATTTTTTTAACTTTCCTTACCCATTTAACTTTTCAAAATCAGCCATAAAACTTAGCTTTGTTGATGTGGGAACAGACAACGAGCACCCAGGCCCTTTACAACACTCCCTTTATAAAAATTTCGTTTTAAAACACATATAAAAGACTCTGTGCTGGGTATTTGACCCAGCCCCATTGAGGTTGTACAGGTAGTGCTGTGCCGTCAGATCTTGGGCGTCAAAGGATAGGCCAACTTAGGTTTAAATGATAAGAGCTCTGCGAAACAGATGCAACTCTTACACAAGGAATTTCGCTTGTATGGGATTACCTGTGCTCCGTTGTGAGTCAAGGCTGAGATTTGGGGGTACCGCACAACCGCCTCCGTTGCATGCAGATGCAAAGATCTCTTATACAAGTGACTGCGTGAGCTCAGCTGAGAGTCTCCAGACATTCTTGCCCGGGTAACGGGCAAGTATGACCACTGAGTCTAGCTGAATATCTCTAAAGCAAAAGCAAACAGCATTATGTTGCGTAGAAATAAAAACAGCATGTCTGAGCGTGAGCGAAAGACATAGCTGTACGCAGTACAGCTTTTACAATGTATCAAATAATCGCTATTATAAATGAGCAGTTACGACTAAAATTGATCTGGCCAGTCTCTCCATAAGGCATGTTGTATAGTTGAGCAATCAACAAACTGATTGAAGCTCTTGTGTTTTACTTCGAGTTCTCCCTCTAGAGGAGCTACACGTTTAAAGGCTTCGTCCATCTGAGCCATGTTTTTAAACTCCATAATAATAAGCCATTCGGGCATGTCGGCAATGCTACGGAATCCCAGCTTACATCGAGTAATACGATAGCTCTCCATCTTGCCTTCGGCTTTTAAGTGATCAAAGAAACTCTTCATTCCGTTGACCCATTCAAGGTCAGTGATGTCGCCTTCTTTGTTTGCCCAGATAGTGTATAAGTCTGCCATGTTATAGTGGTCCTAAAATTTCAAAACCCTGCATGCTTTGTTTATACAGGTGTGCTTGTTCCAGGTACAGGTATTCAAACCCACGAGCTCGATATATTGCACATTCAGTCTGCAAGCTCTTGATACCGAGCCGCAGTTTGGGAGTCTTGTAGTCCCAGGCAAACTGCGCACACAGTGCATTCTTGCTGTCGTATCGTTCAATTAGGCTGAACGCAACCAGTTGTCCGGCATCGCGGTAGCCGATCACATCTGTGTTGGCCGCAGTATATCTGCTGTCAAAGATGGGCATGACACTGGCAAAATGCTTGTAGATGCAGTAGCGTTTGTATATGTCGTTCAGCTGTGCTGTATCGGGCTCAGTAATGTAGTACCAGTCGCAACTG